TGTACGGTGTTGTTCAGAATGTCAAACTGTTTATCGAAGTCAGAAGGTGCTAAGTTGTTAACTACTGAAGGAGTTTCATTCGGATCGTTGAATTGAATGATAATAGAACCAGCGTTATCTGTTCCGCTAAAATTGTCTTTAAATCTGCGAATTGTCTGACGAGCTTCTTCAGGTGACGGAATGCCCTTAAACAATTGTAAAAGCGTCTGAGCCGAAAAGCCTGATTTGATTGAGTTAAGATGGAAGTTCGCAATCTCTGTGTCTATCTCGATGTACTTAAGAGCCGATTGATACGGAGCTGTTGGATACTCCCCGCAACCTGCCTTGTACATCTTGAAATAAAACACTTGCTTACTCTCTCTCGTGTTAGGATTCCAAGCGTAATAATGGTCAGGCTTTACTTTCCTGTCGCTCCAATCTTCAGCGTATAGATAGTGACCATCTAACGAGTGACGGACATTCTGAAAAGGCAAGTGATAAATCTCAGCTATCTTGGTTTTGGCTTTGTTCCAAATGATCTCAAGAGCGAACCCATCAAACAACTCCAAGTCCTGAGCAATCTTGTTTTTAAGGCTGTCAAAGTCCTCGTAAGCGTTAATTGAATCAAGAGCATCGTTTGCCTTTGCAATGTCCTCTGTGTTGTATGCTATGATTTCGGTTTTATCACCGGCTATGAAGTCTGCTTTCTGAGTAACAATCGCCCCGTGTTTGGGTGAGCTGTTAAACAAGTCAATCAACATCTGAGGGTAAGCGTTATCCTGCCCATAAGTCAAGAAGCCTTTTGCTTTGTTCTCCTTGAAAATGGGTATTTTGCTTTCCGCAAAGTTGATCCTTATGAAGTTATTTTCCATCTTTTTTATCTTTTGCAAATATAGAACCCACCCCAGCGACTATAAACGCCCCTGCTTCGGTTAGTGTTGCCTTGTTGAATCCAACAAGTAACAACGCCCCTACAATTAGTAGAATGCCGAGCGTGGTAGTTTTGGTGTTTTTAAATATCCTCTCAAACATTTTTCAGTCTTTCGTTTTCTTTCTCTAAGTTCTTAACTCTTTCCCTTAGTGTTGACACCTCGCCCGTCAATGAAATGACGGTTGCTTGTGCCGTTTGTAACTCTTGCTTTAATCTGTCAACCTCACTGAGTATCTGGTCACGGAAAAGATTTTGGTCTTTGTTTTGGTCTTTATTGTCTTGATGCTTCAACTCTAATTTCTTAGCGTAGTATTGCCAAGCCCCTGCTCCTCCAAGAACTCCGACGATTGCTATCAATATACTTGCTATGCTATCCATACTAAATTGACTTAGATACTCCACGGTGCAACTTCTCGTTAAATGTTCGGTATAAGTTTATAAATGCCATCAAGGTGACCAACGCCCAACCTAATTGACTTCCTGCCATCATTCCAACTAATGCATAATGTACAACCGTAATCATGGCTAAAATAAAAGCGGCTAAACAAGCATAGTAACGGCATTTCATATCTTTCATTCCTACCGAGTACAATTGGAAGCCTCCAATTAAAACGCCTAATATTTGCACATCTAACAACCAACCTATCTCAAGGATTGCCAACGGCAAAATAAAGAAGTGTAAAGCGCCCACGAATAACTCGAACAGATAGGAATCCGAATAGAGCAAAATATCTCTAAGATTCTTGCCGACAATTCTTAGCCTTTGGATGTTTCGTTGAGTAATGCTAATAGCCATAATAGGTATTTTTTAAATTTCTTCATGTGGTGTGATTGTGATATTTGTAAATTGCTCAAATGTCACGGGGAATCTCATTGAATAACTTCAATATTTCCCGTGCCATAAATCTCCTCTAATTTACCGACAACCGCATTTATCAGCAATGTTTCAGCCGTTTCAGTTTTGTAAGATTGTTCGGTTAATTCGGCTTGAAATACTTGGTCAAAATCGGCAACACCTTGCAATGGTTGTAGACCTTGTTGATATGCACTTTCAGATGCATAAATAAAAGTTGAAATTTGACTTGGGATTAATCCTTCTTTTAAATCTTTAACACTTGCGTATCCTTCTGCAATTGTTACTACTGAACCGCTGGGCACACTTATACCGCTATTCAAATTTACTGTTGTGTTTATTTTTATATACATAATTTTAGAATAAGTCGTTCCAAGATGTGCCATTATAACAACATAGTTTATCTGTTGTTGTATCGTAAACAATTAAACCATTTGCGGGACTACTAATGGCGTTCTTTTGCGTGGTGGTCATTCGGGGTGGCAGGAAGCCTTTGGTGCTGCTTGATATGTCAAGTTGTGCAGATGAATTTGGAGATGTAAAAGATGACGCAACACTTATTCCATTTATTGCTTGTAATTGCATTGTATTTGCGCCCGTACTTCTTGTAGAACCAGCGAGATGGATTGCAGGGGAACTTGGAATTGAAAAATCTGCTCCTATTGCTAATTCACTGCCAGAATCTTCCGCATATATTGAACCCCAACCTAATCGCAGTAATCTTGAAGATACTGTTGGGTGGTTTACAAAAACATTACTGCGTAAATTTATATTTCCCCCATCGTCAACTTTCATCAAATCCGTCCCCGAACTATTCTGCACCAATAAAGCAGTAGTTGCAGATGTTGAGCCGCTGCCTTTGATTTGAACTCTTGCAGTTGGTGAACCTTCTGCAATTCCTAACCTCTTATTGGTATTATCGTAAAATAAATTAGAATCACTTGCAAAAGCGGAACCATCACTGAATTGAATTAAACCTGCCCCACCGCTTGGATTTGCCTCTATGCTAATATCACCACTACCCAACAAAGAGGTTGAATTTATGGTTTTAATGTTCGTACCGCTTTCAAGCGTTTCTTGCTTCGCATCCAAAGCCGTTTGAAGGTCTGTTTGATTGCTTAACGTGCCACCTATATCACCCCAATCAGCAGCAACGTCTATATTTCCACTTCCAAGTAAGGACGTAGAGTTGATGGTTTTTATATTTGTTCCGCTTTCAAGTAAGTCCTGTTTTGACTTTATCAGATTAGCGGCTGTGATTTTATTCGTAACGTCTAACGAAACATCGACAATTGGCAAGACATCATCATCCGCTGCTGTGGTTATTTCTACTAAATCAGTTATTTTTTTAGTTGCCATATATTTTCTCGGTTATCGTGGGGTTGTAGATTTTCTTTGATACGCTGATTTGATTCACTTTATTGTCATCTATATATCTGACAAATCTGTTTATGTTTGTTCTGACTCTATACTGCAAAACAAAAACATCATCTAAGTCATAAATACGCCCTTGCAATGTATCACCGCTCTGAGTTAGTAAAGTGTCACCGCTCTGAGTGATAAGGTCAACATTAATGAAAGAGCCTTCAGTTGTTAATAACAGACCATCTTGAGTGATTAAGTCACCGTCTTCAAATTGCGATATTTCGTAAATCTTTTCCATTAACTCGGTGTATAAAATACATCAGTAACTGTAATGTTATTGACTTTCAAAATACCTTGCTCAACTAACTCATCAGCGTTATCAGGGTCAGTGTTACTTGGAGATGTCTGAGCGTACACTCGATAAGAGAACTCCCCAGCATAAACTTCAAAGGTTGAACCCTCAGTCACTTCAAACTTGTTATAACGCTCTGTGTATGCACTAACGTCTGTTAAGATGAAGTTCGTTGTAGTGTTGGTCAATCGGTGTGTAATGCTGAATAAATAGGTAGGGTCAGAGATGGTTGTTTTCTCTGTCAGCGTTAAGTACCAGAACTTTGTTTCTCCCTTTGTAATAGTCAGCATCTATATATAATTAAGATTTTCCGCATTTTGGCGTAAAAAAAAGAGGAGAGCCGAAGCTCTCCCCCTATTAGAAACTATGAAAACAAGAAATTAGATACCTAATTCAGTAGCAACAGCAGCCTGTACCAAGTAAGGACTTTCTGCCTCAATCGCACTTAAAGTGAAATTGTAGCCTTGAACGTCACCCATTGCAGTACCTGACTCGGAAGTCATTGCAGTGATGTCGCATCCGTACTCGTTACCAGCTAACCAATAGTTATCATTGTTGTCCTTTACTATGCAGAATACACGATTCTGAGCAAGGAGCTTTAACTCATTACGCTTAGTTGTTGACAACTTACGCAAACGAGCCACGATATCAGATTGGTTAAATACTGTTCCGTTCTCTTGTGAAACATTAGTAGTGGTAGTCATACTACCCACGCCCTTAGGAAGCTCATAGGTGTAAACATCCCCTGAAGCAACTGTTGTAGCTGTTACCTCGCCACCGCTTACGGTGAAACCAGTAGAAGCCCAGTCGATTAAATGGATGCTCTTGATTCCACCAACGGCATCCTTGCAGTCAAGTGTAAATCCTTGTGTTAGATTACAAGCCATTGGTTACCTCCTTTAAGCTAAAGTGAATTGAACTAATTGATCAGGGAAAGCAATCTGTACACCATACTTCATGGTTGCACGGAATCTTACCTCGTCGTTGTCTTGAGAGTACCAGAATCTGTACTCCTCTTCTTCATTTGCAAGGTCAGTACCCACAAAGAAGTTAGACAAACGTCCACCGAACATTCTGTTTGTTCCGCTTAGTCCACCTACTCCGATCAACTTAACGTTAGTACCTGGGATCATGATTTCCATTCCTTCCATTTCTACTGCGTAGTGGAAAAGGTTAGAGTCACGAAGTGCAGTTGTGTACTTCTTGAAAGTATCGATACCAGCGAAGATTACTAAGTCATCAGCGTCAGCTACGTCAGCAGGTAAAGCGTTGTAAATGTCATCAATCAAACCTTCAACATTAGAAGTAGTGATAGCAGTTGCACTTGTAGTGTTACCGTCAATTGTAGAAGCAGAAGCCGCATCGATGATCTTGTTGAAACCATCAAAACGGTTTGTGTTAGGGTTAGTGTTGGTTGTTGCAGTATCACCCTGCCACATAGCAACCTCTAACAACTTAGCGATACGAGATGCTTTCTCGTTACCGATTTGCTCCTCAAATGGAACAGCCTCAGGAGAACCTGGAGCGATTTGAGTCTGCATCCACTTAGCTTCTAAAGTCTTAGGGCAAAGAGTTTCTTCAACCTTAATCTTACCTACTGTGATATCTCTCTGAGAGAAAGTAGTGTTTCCTGAAGCGTTGTACCCACAGCCATCAGCTTGGAAGAATACGTCAGAAGTTAAGATGTTCAAAGCCTCAGCAGACTTCACACCTACTTGCACCTGACCAGCCGCTTGTAATACAGCAGCGGTTTTTGAGCCGAATAGACTCTTAACTACTAACTCGGTGCTTTGCTCGTTAGTATAGTCGGTTAAACCAGTTACGTTAAATGCCATGATTTTATTTTTTTAGTGTTTTTGCGATTTTAATAATGTTTGCGAATTGCTCCTCTTTCTTTGACAACTTTGCTGGAGCTTTAGTTGGTTCCTCAGATGGAAGATCAGCAACCTTCTCAACCAAGTCAACAGTTTTACCGAATGCCTCTTTCATGTTTGAAAAAGCACTCTCGTTTGAGTTTAGTTTCTCCTCCAATGCGTTGAGCTTTTCAACGGCATCTTCAAAGCGAGTAACTAAAGAATTGAAAGCCTCAAGTGAAGCAAACTCAGCAGGTGCTTCTTCAGCAGCTACTTCCTCAACTTCTTCGGCTGGTTCTACAATCTCAGTAACAACACCGCCTTCGGTGGTTACGAGCATTCCGCCCTCTACTTCGTGAACGGCATCAGGGGCAGCAACTAAGCCTTCTCCTGTTTGCACAAAGATTTCAGTTCCAACAGCCAACTCACCTTCCCACTCAACGATAGTACCGTCAACAAGGGTTGCAGTTGCCATTTCAACTTCTTTCTTTTCTTCTTCACCAAATAGAAGTGAGCGAATTTCGGTCAATACTTCTTTTGAATTCATCTATATATATTTAAGGTTTAAAATAAAGTGGCTCAGTTTTTACCGTCCCATTTCTCGACAGCCTTCTTAACAGCGTTGTAAATTGCGTTCAATTGCCTTTCTTCTTCGTTAACATCAAAGTCAAAAAAGCCCTCAACTGAGAAGCCTTTGAACTCTCCGTCTTTTACCCTTGCCCAAATGTCATCATCGTTAACAATGTAACTCAAGAACCAAGAACCATCAGCAACCTCATCATATCCCTTTGGTGGGTATTTGCCACGCTCTCTGTCAACGATGTAAGACTCAAATAATGAAAGCCCTTTTGTTTCTTTTTCGTGGTGGATGTTTACTGAATCGTAAAGGTCTGACTTTGCCCACTTCTTGGCGATTTGGAAGATGGTGTCAGCGTCAAAGTAAACGTAGTATTCACCTCGTGCCGCATCGTATCTGTAAATGCGTTTCTCTGCTTCCATTGCCATACCGGTAATGATTCTTTTCTCCTCGTCTTGAATAGCAAAACCAATCTGATGGCTGTGAGCTTTTAAAGGTGTTTCAATATCAGTGTGTGCTTCCTCTGCTGAACATGGCATCCACTTTTCACCCATTTGATGTGATCCTGTGCAACCTATCTTCTCAGCATACGCTTCCGCCTCCTCTTTAGTGTTAAACAATGGCAAGTCTTCAGTGATGTAACCGGGTAAGGTTGAAACGTCAACATCATACTTTTGTTTCTTCTTTGCTTTGCTCAATTCCAATTCCTCAAGCTTTCGCTCTGTGTATCTGAGCATTTCATCTCCACCCCATAGCAAGTAGGAGATAGTACCACAGGCTTCTGTGTCGCTTGGGTTGTAGTATTCCTTTGCTCTACTTAAATAAGAGTAAGTGCGTTTTATCGTTTCTAATGAAAGGTTTTCACGACCTACCAATTGCCTTGCACGATTTTTCCCGACTAATGTCGCACAATCGTTTCCGAGCTTCTCGTTTAGGTTGATTCCACGTTGAGCGTTTTGACTTGCTGCCTTTGGGTAATCATCAAAGAACTTCTCACCTTTCCAGTAATTGTAGCATATAGCAACGGCCTGGTCTTGATCGTATCCTTCACCTGTTACCACTTTAACACATCGGCTGATAAATTCATTCTCAGACTCTCCGCCTCGTGGGTTCACAAAGTCTTGGTTAAAGTATTGAAAATCTCTCTCAATGGCTGGATTGGTTACAAGGCTAACAAAGTTCACCCCTGTTTCATCCTCGTCATTGATGACTAACTTGTATACTGGTAGTTTGTCCATTTTATATAATTAATTTTTTTAGTTTATTGGTTTACTTTACGATTGACACATCCTCTGTTACTTTCACTTTTTCTTGGGTGTTGCTGATGTCGTATTCAGTGACATAAATTCTCTGTTGCCCTGTGAATTGCTCTGTTCTTGGAAGCCTTACGGATGGAGCATTAAATCTACCATTAAACCCACCACCTGCTGATGCAGATGAAATACTTGGTCTATCTTGAGATTCATAACTACTTTGAGAAATTTGCTGAAGTTGGGCTATACCAAATGCAGCCGCCAAACCTGCCTGTATTAAAGGATAAACAGGAACGATTGCTGTTATCGGACTTTCTTGAGCTGTTGTGTATGCGTTTTGAGTTCCTTCAATACTTGATATCAAAGTTTGTGCATACCTCAATCGCTTTTGTATTTCAAATGCCTTACGACCTCTTTCATCAATTTTCAAGAGTTCTTTATCTCTCATGTTAGAGATTTGCTCCTCAGTATATCCTAATTCTTTTAATTTATCTATCCTCTTTTGATAGTCTTGAGTAGCCTTGTCACTCATATTTAAAGTGAACTCAGTACTAACTGCTAAAACATCTTTTAAGGTGTTGCTTACATCTTCTCCATACGCCCCAATAAATAACCTTGACCTTTCAAAAAAAGATTTTTGTTCAGTTTCCACAAATGACAAAGTAGCATTTGTGGTTCGCATTGTTGCTTCACCTATATCAGTTACATTTTCTATTGATTGCCCTTTTAACTTTTCACTTGTTAGTAGGTTGTTTTCAATAGCCTTTGTATTTTGTTTTATTGACTTAGTTTGATTGTCAGTAGCTCCACCATTTTTTATGATGATTGCAGTATTGTCATTGATTAACTTACTTAATTTACCAACCTTCTTCTCTCTTTCAGTTTGGATATCAAGCAATTGTTTTTCTAAACGTTCAGCCTTTAATGTTTGTTGATTGGCTTGTGCTAATCCTGTATTGTAATCACTTTGTGTTATTTTGCCTTCTGCAAGTTGTTTGTTTAATTTTTCTTGATTAGCAGCAGCAGCATCTCTTTGAACATTTATTTCCTCTGTCAGTTTTAATTCCTCTGCTATATCTTCTTTGTATATCTCAGATATTTGTTCTTGTAATGCTTTGACTTTGGCTTCTCTAACTAAACTATCAACTAATTTATCTTTTGCTTTCTGTAATGCTTCAGTGTCATTGATGTCATTCCCAATGTTGCTAAAATAATTTGGATATAATTCTTGAAGCTCTCGTAATGCCTTTAGTCTATCTTGTTCTGATAAGGTTTGATCTTGAACTGCATTTGTCAACCTATCTACATTGCTAATTGAATCACCTATTGTTTCTGCCATGTTTTCAAAAGCCTCATCTGTAAATGTTACATTTTCAGACAATCTTTGAAACTCAACTGATAGTTTATATATCAAATCAATCAATAACCCAACTCCTATACTAACAAACGCCTTTTGAACCAATGACAGTGACAACCACCATTCTTTAGTAGCTGTTGCCACATTTTTAATGGCAGGAGTAAATTCTTTTAAATCTCTTAGTCCTTGTGAGAATACTAAAGCTCCTTGAACTCGAACCAATATCTTTTCAAGTTGTTCTGATTCTGAACCAAACAAAGCCGTCGCTCCTGCAGCTAATTCAAATCCTGCCGCTACACCTTGAGCTGCCCTAAACATTTGATCTGTGCCACCTCTTGCCCCATCAATTGCAAAATCCAAATCCTCCATTTGCTGCTTGTATCTACCAGCAACCTTGATGGCTTCCTGTGTACGCTTGTCATTGATTCCAAATTGCTGAGCGAGTTTCTCAGCTTCAAGTTGCGTCTTGCTTACTGCATCACCTAAATCTTCGTAGGCGTTTGCTGCTTGTTTTACTGTTGACGTTCCGTTTACGTCAATATCTATATTTACTGCTTCGTTAATTGCCATTAGTGTCCGTGCGTTATAATCCAGTATTGAGTGCCGTCAGATACAACTTGGTCATATCCGTTCTTTGCATTTGATGTGTGAGATGTTGCATCGTCTATCAAGATAGAGCCATCCCCTGCATTGATTGTGATTGAGTTTGTAGATTGTGTTTTCTTTATTACATACATCTTCCCACTGTTGTTAGTTGGGTCAGGTAAAGTCACCGTGATGTTTCCGCTTGTAGTGTCGCACAAAATCAAATAATCGTCATACGTTGGCGAATAAGGTGAATCCGTGTTGTCTATATTAACCACCTTTCCACTTCCTAACCATGTACCAAGTACAGGCTGATTTTCTACATAGACTCTGTTGCTTTCAGGTATTACGAAATCGGTGCAATTCAAAGCCGTTGTGAACTCCATGCCTTTTCCCGCCTTTGTGCCTTGACTTCCTAAAATCGTAACAAATACAGATTCTGCTTGATTATTATCTCCGTGAGTGATTGTGTCAGAGTTTCCGCTATTGTTTCCTACTGTTACTCCGCCCTTGTAAGTGGTCAAAGGTTGTTGACCTGCTCCATCAACTGGAAATCTGTCTTTTGTCGCTTCTCCTTCTCCATCAAAACCACCCTGTCCGACTTTCTGATTGTCGCTGATATAAGGTGTATAATAAGTAGAAAGTAAGAACTCACAGAGATAGACCCCGTCTTTCAATGGCTGATAGTCTGAGATTTTGTTCAGTTTCCAATATTGCCCCTCAAAGAAATAAGAGTCAGCAAATGAAATATTCGCCCAATCATTAGGCGTTATTCTGAAATAGCCTCTGAAGATTTTGCTGTTTTTGTCGCTTATCTCTGAGATATATTTGTAGTAGTATTTATTAACCAGGTTGTCATTTGAGTAAGGGAATCCAACCGGTACATAAGCCCTCTGAACCATTCCGAAGTTCAAATCAAAGCTCATGGATGCAGGATCGTCAATGTGCAAGGTTAATGGATAATTGCTTTCATTGGGTGCAGTGATGTTTGTTCCGTCATTTATGTACCCTCCAGCAGACGCATCATAATAGTCAAAAGTCCAATAAGGAGAAGTTGCTTTAAGACCTCCATAATACAAAATCCTTAAACTTGAATCATCCTCAGCTACATCAGAATAGTAACGCCCTGAGATGTCATCCTGGTACATTACAGTTGGTGCAAACGTCACCTCAATCTTTTTTTCTTGCTTGATAAAATCATTATCAATGTCAATCGTTCTATCTCCATAGATACGAGAATAGATATCCTTGTATTTTTTATTGAGTGTATCGCCTCCGTCTTTGTATGTGAATTTATATGGGTTGTTTTGCAACTCTCCCATTGGTAGCAACTGATGCGGCTGTGAGTAATCAAGTTTTTTGCTCCAGTCAACATTGTCACCGTTATAAAATTCATCTCTTGTTTCTATCCTCAGAGTCTTAGTATCTGTCTGCTCAATGTAGAGATTGAACATCTTTACCAAGTTCAAAAGAAATTCCTTCTGTGTCCATTCACCTGTAAAGAACTGACCGAAATCAATCGTTTCGTCATAAGCGATACCAAAAGCCATTGATTCATTATACCAATATGTGTTGGCAGCAACATCTAAATCTGTGTAGTTCAGCTTATATGTCCCAGTGTTTGAGTCAAACAGAGAACGCCCATAGTAGTTCATAGTTATTGTCTGACCTTGCCTTACATCTAACTCAACAGAACCCACATAAGTTGTACCAGTAGCATCAAAGAAAATTGATATAATATTTGGCGTTGTTACTCCCTCAACTTGAAAATGAACATATTGCTCTTGTGGTGCTGTTAGCTCTACTTGTATATAAAAGCGATATTTCCCCGATGCCGGTACTGTGTATTCATAAGTAGTGTTATCATAGTTACCTCCATTGTCAAAGTTTCCTCCTGTTGAGTCATTTGACGCTGGTAAGGCAGTTCCAGAAGTTCCCGTTGTCGGATCGTAACCGCTTAAGGTAGTAACGCCTGTCACCTGAGCCTGAAACAATCTATCTGTAACCCCTGAAGGTTGCTCTGTTAACGCCCCGTATGTATAGGGTACAACCAACCTTTTAAATTCATCTGTTGTAAAAAACGAATCGTCAGTGTACTCATACCCGTAAGTGCTGAATATTTTATCAACGATTGTTTTGGCATACAGGCAAGGTGTGTGGTCATCAACCCTCCACTTGCTACAATCATTTGGAATCGTTGCTCTCTTTGGTGTCATCTGACTCCATACATAGCCCACGCCATACTCAAAAGCAGTCGGGGTGCTATTTATATAAATCTGAGAATCCCACGAGTCTGTGATGTTTACAATGTTGACTGTGTGATTATATTCTGAGAAGTCAAGGTCTGCAAGTTTAGCATTTTCTATGTCAGTAAATAGATTGGCACTCTCTCCGTGAATGGTTGCTTTGTATGCAATTAGGTTGTTGTTACTGACCTCTATCTCTGTAAGCCTGATGAATCCCTCTATCTGTGGGAACTGGTCAACCAATACCACACAAGACGCTTTTTTGCTTGGGTTAAAATCGGGAGTGAATTGACTGCTTCCTGTTATCTCATTTCCTACTTCAAAAATATGTCCGAGTAGTTGGTTGTTTACTTTGGTTGCCGGTATGGTTACCGTTTTAGAGTAGTCTGAACTTCTTTGCTCTGGGTTGCGTATGTCTGCAATAGACCGAGTTATGGCAATGTCAAAGTCAGGGGATAGTTCAACCTTCTCTCCGTTGATTAGAATTTCTATCATAGTCTTTGAGCCTTATCTGGGAAACTCAATTCTGCTTCAATGCTTAAATTAAACGCTTTATCATTTATGTGATACCTCTGTTCATATTCTGCATCAGTGATATTTATCGGGTACAGTTCCCCATCATACAACCATATTCTCGGACTCATTACCAATTCCCTCAACCACACAGATTCTGCCTCTGTGATTAGGTCGCTGTTTAGTGTTATCCTCTGATTGCTTTCTGTGTAGTATTGTGAAGTGTTGAAGTCTTGGCTTGTATAGGCGTAATCCTGCCCATCTAATGAATATGGGTTTTGTTTGAATGTCCTTCTGTCAATGCTGAAATTGTCCCTCCTGACCTTGTTGAATCTGAACGACTCAACTGCTCCCAATCTATTAAGAAAGAACACATCAACCGCATCGTACTTTGAACAACGCTCGTCTATGGTTATCGTATAAACTGATCCGACCAAATTATTCGAGCTATCCTCTGGGCGAATCGTATAACTCGTCGCACCCGTCGGTATGCCTCCCGAAATATTTGAACCAATCGGGACACGAGCCACATCGTCGGCTGCCACAGATATGGTGTTAGTACTACTATCAGAAAAAGTAACAAGTAAATGGTCGAGAGAACCATCGTGGAGAGCATAGAGCCAATCTTTTTGATCTCGGTGTATTTTTTTTGCATTGTTATTCGTTAAAAATGTTGCTGTACTTCCTGAAGCCATTAGATAATTACCCTCATCGTAACTCAAAAACTCCCTTGGTGATAGTGCAGCGTTCCAGACTGTGTTGCCTGTTACTGTTGTAACTCCTGTGGTTTGCTCTATTGGTGATGTTGCTCCTGTGCTATACTCATAACCGAATTCAAGTTTGTAATCAAAAAATGAGTTGGTACAAGATTGAGAAGCTGTGTCTGTAAAATCCCAATCGTGAGTGACGTAAGACTCTAAAACACGAGCAATGTTGAACACGCCTCTATTGTTTGAGCCAAAGTGTAAAGGTACTTTTATTCTTGTGAGTAGGTCATCGGATGTATTCTTGACATCGCAGATAAACTTAAAATTGAAATTGCCTGTTATCCCAGTGCTTGACTCCTGAACAACCCACAGATTGTCATTGTAGGCTGGTTGGTGTGTTCCACTGACTTGGTGACTTGTAGTGAGTGCCATCTATTTATAATTAAGAAATCAAGCGAAGTGGCTGAATTAGAGCAGTTCGTTTAAACAAGCACAGACATAACTCTCAAAACCTGATGCTGCCGCCTTCTCTAATCGCTTCTGCCTCTGTTTGCTGATGGTAGTGTGAAATGCAAGGGTATTCAAGAACTCAGTTAACGGCATCTCAAGTATTGCATCCCACTCTTGCCGTCTGCCACCTGCTAATCTATCGACGAGTCCGAGCCATCCGAAAACATCTCCTTTGCTTTCTTCACCTCCGCCTTCAAATAGGTTAGGGTAGCGTTCAATAATTTCGGATAGAGTGCCGAAAAAAAAAGCGAGTATTTGTAAAACTGTGGTGCTGGTAGATCCTTGAAATTGTCAACCTTCCACTGATAGTCATCCTCTATCTTCCGCCCAAAGATGTTAACCCGGTATGATAAACAAGCAATGATCTTGTGCAATGCCTCTATCTTGTCGCTATTGCCTAATTCTTGCAGTTCAATAAAGTGGTGAGCCTCCATGGACTTCGCATTCTTGACAAGCTTAAATCTTCTGCCCTTGTGTTTGAATGTCCACTTCAATCGGTGCTTTGGTTCTTGCTCTAAAAACGACAAGTCAATTTTCCGCAAGTCATTCAATGTCCACTTCTCAACCTCCTCATAAGTTAGCCCTTTAATTATCGCTACCGTGTGAGCTGTTTTCTCTATCGGGTTAAGGTCATCAGGAAGCTCCCCAATCTCTTGAAGCATTCCTATTGTAATATCTTTCCATTTAAGCATAGTAAAATAATCCTGGTTTGTTATGTTGTTTGCAATCATTGGCAAGAGCTAACGCCATCACGCAGTCATCATGTAGTCCTTGTGGTGCTGTATATCTCACGCCTGTTCTTGTGTATTCAAATTCAAAGTTACGCATTTCATCCGCAATCACACCCTCAGGAAATTTAACCTGCTGCCCTTGTACTGCCACGACTAAACCCTCAATAAGTTGCTGCTTTGATTGGCTTGTAAATTTAAAGCCTTTGATTCTTGGATGCTGCCTTTGTAGTTGCTCCACGATAGGATCACCGACTCCTGTACTATCCACAAAAGCAGGTGTGTTCCCAATGGTTGCCGTTATCTTTTGCAATGTCTGACTCCAATCAGCTTGAAATCTATCAAAGTGAACAACCTCGCCCTTTTCGTTTAGTCCTATGATGACCGTCCAGTCAGTGTACTTTGCAAGGTCAATTCCGTAAGCTGTGGGTGTGCCGCTACTCTGTTGGATACAAGCGTCAATGTTCTCATGTCCGAATGGGTTGCTATTATCGTCAGCAGGTTCAGCCAAGTAAAGCTCTTTAAACACATACTCAGGTAAGTCACGTTTAGCTTGTTCTATTTCCTCACGTTCAATGATACCCTCATCAGCCGCATCGTATGCCGTGATTTTGAAATACTCCATATTCGGATCACCTGCCTTTGCCCTTTCCCCCAACTTATAGAACCAATTCTTCTTACCCTTGACGTTACCAATCAGCTTACATTTGCCCTGTGTAGCCGTTAGGGTTGAACGTAGAGCAAACCATGAATCCTCTCTTGCTCTTGATGCCTCATCAAAGACTGCCGCATACACATCATCACCATAAAGGTTATCAGGTTTCTCTGCCGATTTAAACTCAATCCTTGAGCCTACTGGCGTTATCAGTGTTAACTTGCTTTCGTTAGAGATAAAGAAGTTTTTCTCTGTGACCTGTGCCTTCATACGTCTGAATGCTATCTCCGCTTGTTGGTAGACAGGAGCGACCCACCAGACCGATTGATTCTCTTTCAAACTCAGCGACTGCTCAAATAACCAAATGATATGACTTGCCGTTTTACCTGTCTTAGTCGATGCAGCCGTTATCGTGTAACGTGCCTCACTATCTAAGATGGCTTTTTGGTAGCTCGTCAGTTTTGGTCTTGAGTAGTTTATTTGCATACTTGCCTCAGTAGGTCTACACGCTTCTTGTTTATGGTGTCAAGGTTGTGGTGTTGGTTGCAATACTGATAGTTTATCTCACCTACCTCTTTGACTTTGTCAGACTTGATTAGCTTTCCAATCTCTGACCAATCGTTGTTCTTGACAAAGAAACAGCCCAGATTATCTCGGTGGTTCGTGTATGGCTCAACTGCACTTACAAAGATAGGCAACTTGTATGCTGCCGCCTCTAATATTTTCAGTTCTGATTTGTAACGGTTGAACTGTGTTTTTTGCAATGGTGCTAAACAGATATCAATCTCTGAGTAATACTTGCCGAACTCGTTTGCTTTTGTTCCTACCCTTGTCTGAAACCACTCAGGTCGTTTATGTCTTGGCTCTCCAGTGATTGCTTTCTCCATTGTTGCCCAATCGGGAACATTCTCGTGAAATCCACACATTAGGAATCTCGCTCCGTATTCCTCGCAGATGGGCTTTATTTTGTTTGTAAGCAACTTTAAATCTTCAGTGTGTGATAACCCTCCGACCCATCCGATAGTGAAAGGATGCTCTGTTTCTGCTTTCCATTGGCTTTGATTGTAGTCTAAAGCATTGGGAACGATGTGGACATTCTGATTAAATTCCCGAACTTTTTCCCGAAGTTGTTCGGTAGTAACCATCACTGCATCTGCATAATGTAGGCTGTCCTTGATGCCGTTCTTGATGTATGCTCGGTAGAACTTGTAGGCTGGGTTGTACTTCGGTAGCACCCAATAATCGTCAATATCAACGATGAAAGGGATTTTCTTTTTAGCGAGTACAGGTAGGATGTTGTATTGCAACTTACCAAGCCATCGGTTGAATACCACGCAATCGTATTTCTCAAATGGTAGGTCTGCCCATTCGTTCTGATCCACGGACACATCAACTGTGATGCCGTAGTCAATTTGGATTTTGACATAGGGAGTGTACAACCTATGGAAGGACACCCCATTCATGCCGTCAAGTAATAGAAGTACCCTCATTAGAAAGGCATATCATCCTTTTCTTTCGGTGGTCTTGGCACTGCCACATAGTGAGTAGCCTTTGACCTGTCGTTTTGATGCTTGAGTTTCTGCACTCTGATACGCACATCTCCGTACTTGTTAATCTCAAGCTTTCCGTCAGCGAGTGCTTGTTTGAATTTGTCCACGTTCACCGTGATGTTCAAGCCGTAGTCATCAGACCAGGCATTTCCTAAAAATGTAATTTCATCCATATTAAAATAGCTTAGGTTTGTTTGCTTCTTTGATTCGCTCTTGTGCGATGTTGTAGTATTTCTCCTCCTTCTCTATTGCTATATATTTTCTTTTTGTGTTTATCGCTGCAACTGCTGTGCTTCCACTTCCACAGGTCAAATCAACTACAAGCTCATTCTCGTTGCTGTATGTCTTAATCAAGTCCTCAAGTAGTGCGATTGGTTTCTGTGTTGGGTGATAGCCGTTATAGTCCTTTTTATATTTCAGTACGTTGCTTTTGTATTTCTTGCCTTCCCATAGATTAAAGGTGCTTTGGTATTTCTTATCTATTTTCTCTAACTCATCAAAAGACATAAAACCTTCCATTTTATCAATATTAAAATGTTGTATTAGTTCGTTGTATGTTTTTTTTGTACATAGAGAGAATTGTGAACTTTCAACATTAGACTCCATGAAATGTTGATGACCACCGTGTCCTAATATTTTTGTAAATTTTAACCTAGAATAATTGGTATATTTTTTTAATTTCATTCCATAACCCCTTAACGGGTGTAATCCCTCAAAATCGTGTTCTTTACTAAATACAAGTATATCCTCAAAGTATGAAACGGGTGCTTTCTTTGATAGTAGAGCGTTTGCATAATGGTCTTTCTCCCAAATCATCCGATAACTAAAAGGCACGTTAGGTATTGCATTGGTTATTAGTTGAGAGGTATAAGGCTCTTGACTGAACAAAACAAGTTTGCCGTTTTTTCTTAATATGCGGTTTGCAATGTTAAAAATGTCAGTCGGGTTAATAGCGTCATCCCAATGAGTTTTGTCTTTACCCCATCCGTCAAGTTCTGCACCTTTCATATTCCCATAAGGAGGGTCAGTCAATATCAAATCAACTGAACCGCTTTCTATCTGTTCGCTTTGCTCTAAACAATCCCCATGTAAAATCATTAGTCTAAATTTAAAGTCACATTAACA